ATGGTAGTTCCTATTGGTACAAAATCTCCACAAAAAGCAAAAGAATCTCTGGCAGAGATGATGTCGATCTACAAAGAAGATATCTCTCTTAACTATGAATCTGGTGAACTTGCAGTAAACGGACAACCGTCAATGCAGTTTTACAAAAACTACTTGTTCCCATCTAAAAATGGTGAGCAACCGGATATCTCGGTTATTGGTGGTGAAGGCTACGATCTTAGTAATAACGATATCGTTAAGTACTTTAAGATTAAGCTTCAAGAAGATTCTAAAATACCATTCTCACGTTTTGATCAAGGTGAAGGTGGAGGAACCGTTAATTTTTCTGCAGATAGCACTAATCGTGATGAAATCCGTTTTGCAAAATTCATTAATCGTTTGCGTTCAATCTTTCAAGAAGTTTTACTTAAACCTCTGTTTATTCAAATGGGTCTTCTTTACCCAGAACTTGCTGAAGACGAATTATTCAAATCTACCCTTGCTTTAAAATTCAACGCAGACAATGTCTTCGAAGAAATGAAAACTATGGAGATCATGACCAAACGTATTGAATTTGTAACTTCAATGATGGGTATCATGGTTAAACGTAAAGATGCTACCGGAATGGATGTTGATGTGCCTTACTTCAATGCGCAATTCGTTGTTGAGAAATACCTTAAATTGGATCCTTCTGATATTGCTGAGAATAACCGTCTTAACAAGAAACAAGAAATTGAGGATCTTGCATACATGAAGAAACAACAAGAAATCCAAGCAGGCCAAGAAGGCGGCGCTGGAGGATTCTAAAACATAAATTTGTTAAAAACTTTTGGTTCTGTAGTAGCAATACTACGGAACTTTTTGTTTATATTTGCATATAATTTAAAACTATACATATATGAAATATTTATCAATCGATATCGAAACTACCGGTATTGACTCAGAGAATGACCAGATTTTATCCGTTGGGATAATCTTAGAGGATACATCAAAGAAACTTCCGTTTGATGAAATTCCAAAATTACATATAGCAATCTTAAGAGATAGAATCTCTGGATCTCCGTACGCAATTAACATGAATGCTGATTTAATTGAAACGATTAATAGCTATCAGACTGCCGTTGACCAAGATGAGAAAAACGATATGGTTCATTTCACTGGCATGCAATTTTTGCAAGAAGACGCAGTTGCTGAAGCAATATTCCAATTCTTATATCTAAATGGAATCAGCAGTGAAAGGGTTCAAGATATTAATGTAGGGCAACAAGTTAAAATGGTTGGTGGAAAAATAGTTCCTATGATTAACCTAAGAACCAAACCTGTTGTTATAACTGTAGCTGGTAAAAACTTTGGAACCTTTGATAAGCTATTCCTTGAAAGACTTCCTAATTGGAAAAAACTTATACGTATTCAACAAAGAGTAATAGATCCGGCGGTTCTTTTCGTTGACTGGACTAAAGACGATTATTTACCTAACTTATCGGAATGTAAAAGCAGAGCAGGTTTACCTGAAATAGTTACACACAACGCGGTTGAAGATGCTTGGGATGTAATTGAATTATTAAGAAAACAATATTAAGAAATTAAGAACTAAGGTATACCATTAAGTATATAAATTACATGAGCAAACTATTTACCGAAAAGTATCGTCCACAAAATTTGGACCAAATGATTCTACCAAAAAGAATCAGACAATCATTAGGCGACGGCGAATTACACCAGAACTACTTGTTCTATGGTTCAGCCGGTTTAGGGAAAACCTCTTTAGCAAAAGTATTAGCAAAAAACTATCCAACACTTTACATTAACGTATCTGATGAAAGTTCAGTTGATGTAATCCGTGATAAGATCTCTACATGGTGTTCTACCATTAGTCTTCTTGATGGCGCTGAGAAATTTAAAGTGGTTATTCTTGATGAGATGGACGGAGCAAGTGATCAATTCTATAAAGCTCTTAGAGCAACGATTGAGAAATTTGCTAACAACGCAAGATTCATTGGAACTTGTAATTACATTAATAAAGTACCTGACCCAGTTCAATCAAGATTTACTTTAGTTCCGTTTGACTTTTTAAGTAAAGAAGAGGAAAAAGAAGTAATGGTTGAGTTTATTAAAAGATCATATCAAATCTTTATAGCTTGTGGAATTGCTATTAGTAAAGAAGCGGTAATTGAATTTGTGAAAAGGAACTTTCCTGACATGCGTTCTATTGTAAACAAAATTCAAACGTTTCATGTCCAAGGTGTAAAAGAAATCCAGCCTGAAGATGTTCGTAAATTAAACTATTCATTCCGTGATGTGTTTGATCTTGTTTTAGGTGCTCCAAATTCTCAAGAGAATTATAAATTCTTAATGACAAATTACAGCAGCAAAGTTGATGATGTTCTTCATGCATTAGGTCAAGAGCTTCCAGACTACATACGAGATAATCATCCTACTAAATTTGCAAAGGTACCGCAAATCTTAATTAAGATTGCTCACTACCAAGCACAACGAGTACATGTGATTGATCCTTGTATTACAATGCTTGCGGCAGTATTTGAAACTCAAATCATTTTAAATTCTTAATTATGGAAAATCATTTGCCTATTAGTGATAATGAACATGTTTCACTAGATCAAATCTTAAAAGACTATGCCCGGGAATATGTTCCTGAAACTAAACAGTGGACATCGTCTTTATTAAAAGAAACTACATATGATGCTTTAAAGTATGAGTTCACAGTTACTTTTAATAATGACAAGAAATACAAATACACTAAGTTCATGCCTGAGAAATACATTGCTTTCTGTCAAGCAGAATCGCAAGGTAAATTCTTTTTAGCTGAAGTTCGTGATACCTATAAAGATGGTGACAATGTAATTAAAATTGAAGATGATGAACACAGCAAAGGATCTTAAGAAATTTATTACTGAGAAATATTCAGCTTTAAAACCTACCAAGTTTGATATTGCAAAGATTGGTCCACGGATGTATATTTACTTTATAGACCAAGAAGGAGATTTACAAAGAGAAAGAGTTTGGCAAGGACCGCTGCCAATGGTTAATGAATTGGCAATCTTACGCAAGCAACTTGATACTCGAGTTGAAGAAATAATGAATAAGTGGAACTTTAATAACTAATTGTTAATAACTTCTTGGAATAAAATTTGCTTTACTTCTTTATATTGGTTAATTTTAACTATCAAATAAAACTATATGAACATACTTAATTTAGCAGATCCTGAGAAATCTGAAATTGGATTTAAAATCTCAAATTTTCCTGACGGTCAACAATCTATCACGATTGAACCTAAAGGATATTCTTTTAGTACTAAAATCAAAAACGTGGAAATCAAATCAAGATTAAACTCGTTTCGTGATTTAGAATTAATCATTTGCGCAAACCAAGCCTTAATTGAAATGGGTGCAAAATATGTTACCTTATATGTTCCTTACTTCTTAGGTGCAAGATCCGATAGAAAATTTTTAGAAGGAACTGCTAATTATCTTAAGACAGTAATCTGCCCAATTATTAACTCACAGAATTTTACTGAGGTGCATGTATTGGATCCTCATTCTGATGTTCTTGAGGCATGTTTAAACAACTATAAGAAAACTTCTAACCACACATTGGTTAGTCATGCAATCGTTATCAGCTCATCAGCAGCAATTACTTTTAAAGAAAAATGTAAACAAGTTACTCTTGTATCTCCTGATGCTGGTGCATTGAAAAAGATCTATGATGTTGCTGACCAATTTGGAATTGAAGATATCATTGTTGCATCTAAACACCGAGATATTGCTACAGGCAGAATAACTCATACCGATGTACCTGGTTTATCTAGAGAAGATAGTTTACCTAAACAATTTTTTATAGTTGACGATATCTGTGATGGCGGAAGAACCTTTATTGAATTAGCAAAAGCAATTCATGCTGTTAGACCAAAAGAAATTTTTAAAGATACTATAACATTAGTAATCACACACGGTATCTTCTCAAGCGGTCTAAAGGAACTAAACAAACTTTTTGATGGTATCTATACAACTAATTCAATCCGCCCTGAGAATGATCCAAATTTCTCAATCCAAAACGATAATGAATTATACAAACTAAATGTTTATAACGTATTCTAATGGGTATAGGTATCGGAATGCACTGTTGGTATTGTGAACACGGTCCTTGTACCGGAATCTGTAAAGAAGACATGTGCCAAGAATCTCCTTTTACTAATTTAATTGAAGAAGCTAAAATGAAAGCAAGATATAATGAAGTTACAGGTAATCTTATTACTTTAGCAAAGAAAGGAGAGTTTGATGTAATTGCTCACGGCTGTAATTGCTTTTGTACAATGGGCGCAGGAATTGCTCCGCACATGGCAAGAGAATTTGGTGCTCACAATTTTAAATTAGAATTAACCGAATACACTGAATATGACGATGATGGTTATGAACATACGGTAAAAACTAAAAATCGAGGTGACATCAATAAACTTGGTAACATTGATTATCAACATATGTATCTTTGGTTTAAACATCCTTATGTTAAAGAAGACGGCCTTGCAATTCCAATGAACTCAAAATCACAAGGACAACCTGATGTTAAAGACATAATTGTTGTGAATGCTTATACACAATATAACTATGGCGCTAATCATAAAGACGGCGTTGCCAAACCTGTGGATTATGAAGCAATCACAATGTGTATGAGAAAAATGAACGTAGCCTTTAAAGGTAAACACATCGGACTTCCTAAAATTGGTGCTGGTCTTGCTGGCGGAGATTGGGACAGAATAAAAAATATCATACAGACTGAATTAATTGATTGTAAAGTAACAATTGTAATCTTACCTTAAATAATATTATTAAGTTGTTAATAACTTCTCACCAAAATATTTGCTTTACTTCTTTATTTTGGTTAAATTTGCTCTATAATTAAAAACAAATATAAATTATGATAACTAAGTTACAAAAGTCATTTAGATCACCCGCTCCTTATTATTCTGACGGATATAAAGTTGGACACAAAAGAATGCTTGCCCCAGGTACGGATTTCTTATACGGAACTTGGATCCCAAGAAGTACAAAACATGCACCTAAAGGAATTAACAAAATTCTTTCTATTGGCCAGCAATTAACTGTTCGTTGGTTACATGCTGAATGGCAAGAGAATTTCTTTGACATGCCAAGAGAAACAGCAACCAAATTTGGAACTGACATGGCAAAATACTTAGGTATGCCATACGATGCTTCGCACTTTGAAGCACTACACGATTTAGGTTACTTGCCTATTAAAATCAAAGCCTTACCTGAAGGAATTGAGACAGACGCAAATGTGCCTCATATGACTTTCATTAACACTGTGCCGGGATTTGCTTGGTTAACATTGTATCTTGAAACCATCATCTCATCTTTAGCTTGGAAACCAGCTACCTCTGCAACCATTGCATTACAGTATAAAAGAAACCTTGTAAAATGGGTAACAAAAACTGACCCTGAAAATGCTTGGTTAATTCCTTACTTATGCCATGATTTCTCAGCTCGTGGATTATCTCCTTGGGATAGTTTATCTTCTGGTCTTGGTCATGCCTTTTCTTTTATGGGTTCTGACTCAATCGTTGTTATTCCAGCTGCCCGTTATTTCTACGATGAATCTGATGATGAAGTTTGCATAGCTTCAGTAAATGCCTCTGAGCACTCAGTGTCAACTACCAAAATCTTTACAGTAGGTGAGCAACAAATGATATCGGATTGGTTAACAGAATTTGATAAAGGAATCCTTTCTATCGTAGCAGATACATTTGACTTGTGGAAATTAATTACTGAGTATTTACCTGCAAACAAAGAGCAAATCATGTCACGTGATGGTAAACTTGTAATTCGTCCTGACTCTGGTGATCCAGTAGATATCATCTGCGGTAAAAAATGGAATGATGAACAAAATCCATACGATGAAAACGTAGACGCTGCAGAAAAAGGGGTTATTGAATTGCTTTGGGATATCTTTGGTGGTACTATTAATACTCAAGGCTACAAAGTATTAGACCCGCATATTGGAGCAATCTATGGAGATTCAATTAATCTAGAAAGACAAATCCAAATCTATGAAAGATTAGAGGCTAAAGGATTTGCTTCAACTAACATTGTTTTAGGTGTAGGTTCATTCACATACCAATTCACTACACGTGATACTTTTGGGTACGCTGCAAAAGGTGCTTGGTTTGAGAATAACGGAAAAGGGATTGACATTTATAAAGAACCTATAACTGATGATGGTACAAAAAAATCATTAAAAGGTAAATGTGCAGTAAAAGAATTAGAAAACGGAGTATACGTTGTACAAACACAATGCACTGATGCTCAAGAGAACTCTGGTTTATTACAAACAATATACGAAAACGGAAACTTCCATAACCAAACTACTTTGACAGTAATCAGAGCTAAGGTTAATGAATTATCTGCTATCTAAAAATAAATTTTAACTTTAATTATTCATTAACACTTTTTTAAACATGGAATTAGTTTCTTCGCTTTTTAGCTATGCTTGGGTTTTACTACCTATCTTAGCAAAAATAATTGGACAATAATTTGCATATGTGAAAACTATTGGTTAATTTTACCATATAATAATAAATACACTACTTATGAATTTAATTTTTGACGGAAATTACTTTTTCTACAAAACACTGTTTATCTTCGGTGGTTATTCAAACGGAAAAAGGTTGCTTGATGATAAAAAAGATCAAGATATGTTCATGCGCAAAATTGCCACTGACATGTCACATGCTATCCGTAACTTTGGTAGCCCTGATAAATTAATCTTTACCATTGATGCAAGATCGTGGCGTAAGGATGTACTTATTGAAGACGGTGCTTATAAAGGTACTCGTACCAAGGATGAATCCAAAATTAACTGGGACCAGTTTTACAAAATGATGAATGAGTTTGGAGATATCCTAACCAAAAAAGGATTTATCGTTTCTCGTGAAGATCGTGCTGAAGGTGATGATCTTATGCATTTATGGGCAGATCATTTATTTCAACAAGGTGAAGACAGTGTTATTATTACCGGTGATGGTGATTTAACTCAATGTGTTCGCATGAATGAGAAAAACTTTGTTGTGTGCTTTAATCCAAATTCTAAAAATCGTAAGATCGTTGCTCCTATTGGATTTAAGGAATGGCTTAAAACTGAAACATATGATTTATTCGATGCTTCTACTTATATGGGAAGTAATAAGGATTTAATTGCAGAGGCTATGCACGCTATTCCTGTTGAAGAAATAGATCCTGCCTTTATGATTTTCTGTAAAATAATTACTGGTGATGCTGGTGATGCGGTACCGCCTGTTTGGACCTGGGAAGCAAAAGGAAAAACATTTAGAGTTACTCCTGCCAAGGCAGAACGTATCTATGAAATTGTAAACCGTACTAAATTCATTGACGATATCTATCGTTTGCCTGAAAGAGCTATGGAGGTTGCTAATGGAATTGCTTCAACTTGTAAACAGACTGTTGCTGCTGATGTTATCAAATCTCGTATTGAACGTAACATAACTTTAGTTTATCTCGATGAACGAGTTATACCACAAGACATACAAGATAATTTTAAGATCTCATTTGAGAAACATAAAAATGATTCGTTGCCTTCGGCTAATTATGATATGTCTTTTTTACTTGCAGGAACTAACTATGTGAACGGACCGAAGATTGTAGTTGAGGCTGATATCTTTAAAGATTTTGGAATGTAATTCTAAAAGATTAAAACTATCTTATCAGTAGCAAATATAACTAACAAATAATAATACCTCTACGGTCATCTAATAAACATCTACTAAATGGATTTGTTCGAATTTATAAATACAATGTTCAAACCGCAAGAATTTAAAAAGATTCCTATGCATGAACGATCAAAACATTTCTTTATGATTAATCGTTTTGCATCAATTAAGTTTCCAGTGCAAGCTGCTTACTTTAACCATTTAAGAATTAATCCAGGACAGACTGTTTCATACTGGCAAGATAACTGGAGTAAAATGTATAGCCGCACACCTTCGTGGATGTACGTCAAAACTAAAAAGGCTAAAGAGGACAAAAAAGCCAAGCAAGAGTTTGCAGAAGAAACTGTAAAATGGTATTGTGATAAATTTCAAATGTCCCGCCGTGATTTTAATACTTCAGTAAAACTACTTGGTGAAGAATTCATTACAGAGGTCAAACAATATGAAATACTCATAACACAATAATACTTGCCAGCCTCTATGAATATATACATAAAATACATTCAGGATGCTGGCAATTTTATCTAATCCCGGAGACTTTGTAAAAATTACTCAGGATAAGCCTTTTCATTACGTTACACAACTTACAGGCTGGTGCGATGACATCACTGGAGTGGCTGTACTTAAAAAGGAATTTCGTTGGGGCGTATCAAATAGAGTTCGTGCATCTTGGATAGAACTGACTACACAAAACTTACAATCCATAATCTTAAATCCTAATGATACTTTATTTGTTGACTTTCGTATAACTTTAATTAGCGGTGGTCCTGCAACAATTAATAGTATAGAAGTTAACTGCATTCAATCAGCTGATGCTAAAGATCCTTACTTAGGATTCGTTCCGATGTTTACCGTTTCTGAAAGAGGAAACATTAGCAACTTAACAAAGATTGAAAACTTTACGTTTAAACCGTATGCAGTTAATCCGGCCGTTGCTTTATACAAACAACTATCATATGGAATTAATCAACTTTTTG